TGAAGAGCTTAGCCGAGTTCTTCCTAACGATACCGAGTCCTTGTTCATGATCGACGTGCTAGGTTTCGATCCGGCAGTAGTCTCCAAGGGCCAGGCAATCATCACCGGTAAAGACCGCCATCGCTTCAACGAGTGGGCACAGGCTCGCCTATCCAAATCTATTGCTTCTCTTAATGAGAGGATTGTCACCAAATGACTAACGACTGGAATGACACCATCTCCGCTTGGAACGACCAAACTAAGGTCGTCCCCGCAATGGTAAGAGACCATATTGCTAAAGCGAGAATGAAGCCCGAAGAGGCCGCTCGTGGCATGCGTACTCAGATGTTCGACCCCCTTGCTATTCAGTATGCAATGGGCTTCAAGGATCGTAAGTACTCCCTCACCTATGATGTTCTCAAGCGTATCCCTCACCAGGTTTCCGTAATCTCCGCCATTCTTCAGACGCGCTGCAACCAGGTAGCCGCGTTCAGTGTGCCTTACCGTTCCTCAAAGAGCGTAGGCTACACCATCAAGCACAAAGACCCAAGCCATCTCACAACCAAGTCAGAGGTTGAGTTTATCAAGGACTTGGAGCGTTTCATCTACAACTGTGGATACGACGAGCCTAACCCCTATAACAACAACAAGCGTGATGACTTCGAGAGCTTTCTCAAGAAGATTGTCCGTGACTCCCTCCAGTATGACCAGACTTGCGTAGAGGTCATTCCTGACCGCCGTGGCTCTCCTTATGAGTTCATGGCTGTGGATGCTGCTACGATTCGTATCGCTGCGGTAGATACACCCTTCGGCCCTAACGACTCCTGGCATGGGCGCTCCCAGAACTTCAGCGGCCGAGTGCTCGCTGAAATGGACCAGGACCCTAACAGGCACCCATACCGTCATCTAAAGATGTATGAGGGCAGCAAGTACGACAAGAAGGCTGACTTCGTCCAGATCATCAACGGCCAGATTGAAACCGTTTACACCCGCGAAGAGATGATCTTCGGTGTACGTAACCCACGAACTGACATCTACATCCAGGGCTACGGCTATGGAGAGCTTGAGCAGTTGGTTACAACCATCACCGCTCACCTCTACGCAGAGGAATACAACCGTCGCTTCTTCAGCCAGGGTTCTGCTCCTAAGGGCATCCTGAACTTCAAGGGCGACTCCATGACCCCCGACCAGCTTGAAGGGTTCCGCCGTCAGTGGCGTGCGAACCTTGAGGGTGTGGACAACGCCTGGAGAACTCCTATCCTCCAGTCTGAGCAGGGTGTGGATTGGGTAGACCTCAACCCCACCAACAAGGACATGGAATATGGTTCCTGGTTGGAATACCTCATCAAGATTACATGTGGTGTGTTCCTTATCGACCCAGCTGAGATCAACTTCGATCTCAAGGGCGGTGTGTCGCAGACCCCATTGTTCGAGTCCTCGCAGGAGTGGAAGCTCAAGGCATCTCGTGACCGAGGCCTCAAGCCTCTTCTTCGCTTCTTGGCCAAGCTCATCAACGAGAACATCATCAGCCAGATTGATGACCGCTACGTATTTGACTTCGCCGGTCTTGAGGAGCTGACAGAGCAAGAGAAGCACACCCTCCGCACGGAGCAGGTGGCTTCCTACCTCACCCTAAACGAGGTTCGCCGCTCTGATGACCTTCCTGACCTTGAGCATGGTGACATGCCAATGAACCCAACCTACCTGCAGGCTATTCAGATGAAGCAGCAGGCAGAGCAGGCAGAACAGCAGATGGAGCAGCAGAACCAACAAGCAGAGGCTCAGGCTGCCCAGATGGAGCAGCAAGCCCAGGCTGCCGCTGGTGATGAAAACGGAGACCCAGGCCAGGGAGAGCCTGAGGACAATGTTGATGCTCCTCAGTACAGCGACTCCTTCGGCAAGTCCCTAGTTCTGCCTCAGTCGGATGGCAAGTATCTTGAGATTGCACTGGATGACCTAGACGACTGGAAAGATAGTGTGAGATGACTCGTAAGCTAGCCTATAGGACAGCCTTTCAGGGCCTGCCTATTTCTGTGGAGAACAGGGCTGGCTCTTACCGCTACTGGTATGATCCACACGCGGAAGAAGAAGGAAAGACGAAACAGAAGTACCCCTATGGGTACATCAGAAGTACCCTTGGTACTGACGGGGATGAAGTAGATATTTACTTGGGGCCAGAGAAGGATTCAGAGACGGTTTTTGTAGTCACACAGCACAAAGCCCCTGAGTTCAAAGAAGTAGATGAGCAAAAGGTAATGTTGGGGTTTTCCTCGGCTAAGGCAGCGAAGGCTGCTTATTTGAAGCATTTTGATGACCCCCGATTCTTCGGTAGTATGAAAGAACTGACAATGGATGAATTCAAGAAAAAGCTACAGGAGAAGAAGGGCAAGCTCATTAAATCTGAGAAGACCTTGTATCTTCGCAAGTCCTTGGTGGGAAGTAATACACCCAGACTGCCAAAGCTGTATCTAAGCCCTGGAAAAGTGTAAGACTAAGTGTTATACTTCAATGGAGTGTATTCTGTAGATGCCGTATAAAGAGCAACAGCCAAAGCCTCTCGGAGAGGCCGGTAGTAAGACTACCTATAAGAGCACCGAAAAGCTTATTGGAGGCAAGGGCGATAACCGACCAGACTCCGATTTCTGCCCCGTACAGCTCAAGGCTGGTATCAAGGTAGAGATGGAACACACCAACGATAGAGCCAAGGCTAAAGAGATTGTCAAAGACCATCTCACCGAGAGCAAAGATTACTACGAGCATCTAGACAAGATGGAAGATAAGATGAAAGATACCGAAAAAAGCTTAGGCCGAGCAAACGACCTTATCAAGTCTATTAGGGAATCAATCCCTACTCCCGCTGACGACATTGTCACACCAGAGCCCGCTCCCGAGCCCGCTCCTGTCTCTGTTCTTGCCAAGGCCTTGAAGGCCCTTGCTGTTATCGGTCTTAGCCGCAGAGCGCGCATGGACGCCGCCTACACTGTGGGTGTAGGCCGGGGTAAGCAAGTAGTCTCTCCTTTCGCCACAGAAGACCTTTCTGGTCAAGACTTGAGCATTGGTGTTCCCAAAGAGCAGCTCAGACCAGCCCACGAGCCTCCTGTTGTTCCTGTTCGTAGAGTTGAAACTCCTAGCGAGATTGCACCCAAGCCTTGCAGCGACCACACATACGCCACCCCCGATAATGGCACAGCCCCCGCCAAGCCTTTCTGGAGACGCTAATGGACAAACGTTTATACATTAGAGCAGACCTGCTCAGCAAGAGCAAAGAACAGACCGGAGAGCACGCAGGAGGCACCTACGTTGCCCGCGTTGTTACTGGTACAGAGAAGGACGGCTCCCCGCAGTATCGTTACTTCCGCAAGCAGTCTGAATACAACGACTATCTGGCTAAGCAGAGAGACGCCAAGAAGAAAGGCAAGAATCTCGGCCAGGGCAAGAAGACTAAGACCGGCGCTAAAGGCGACAAGGGTCCTTCCCACGATGAGAAGCTCCGCTCTAAGCTAAAGGAGGAACAGTCAAGCTCCTCCACAAAAACCAACCGTAGCCCATCCAATAAGTTAAGCGAGCAACACAGCAAAAAGCAAAGCCTGTTCAGTGGTGGCTCAAAGAAGAAGGCCCAGAAAAGCCTTACATTGTACCTAGGAGATATTGATGTCAAATAACCTTCCCCGAAGACCAGTTCGTTTCGTTGAACAAAACGAAGAGCTGTTGAAGTCCCAAGAGGGCATCGCAGGTCAGAGACAGGGCGCGACTGACTTCAGTGAAGATCAGCCAGTAGCTCAGATCTCTCGCCCAACTGCCCAGTACCGCACCCCAGTAGACCGCGTTAGCGGCAATGAGTTCTTCCGCCGATATCTTTCGGGTGAGCTTGACATGGGATATGCAGTCAGCAAGGTTGTTGATGCTCTTCACCGCGCCAAGGATGGCGGCGGAGTAGACCAGCTCAACAACGAGGAAAAGACATGCCTAAGCATTCTCTTTCCACAGCAGTTCCATGGTATGGAGAACGCCTACGTTTCCGGTACCATCGCTGCAGTACAGCTTAGAATTCAACCAGAAGAGATTATGGCAATCCGAGTTGAAGTAGCTAAGCACGTACAGGAAGAGATGAACTACAACGCCGGTCGCGGTGGTGGTTCTGCTCCAGGTCGTCACCAGACTCGTTCGTAATATGAAAGTCAAGACAAATCTCTCGGCTGAGGAACTAAACCTCGTCAGCAAAGGGCTGAGTCGTCTTGCAGCTAAGCAGCAGGAGGACGGCCAGTTCGTCCCAAACAACGCAGCGGAGAGGGAGCTGATCGCAGAAGCTACCGGCTCACTGGAAGAAATGCTTCTTAGTCTGAAATACCAAGTATCTGAAATGTTCAAAGGGGAGTGAAAGGCCGTATGTGCGATACCTCTTTGTTCTCTTAATCGTTCTTTGCAGTTGTAATCACCTCCCTAAGCCTGTTATCCCAGGGAAACAGGTAGGCAACTCTTCGAACTCAACGGTTGCCTTGGTAGCCCCTGAAAGCTTCTTTGAAAAGGAAGGAGACCAGTGGGCTTTCTGCACGGGCTCCTTTATTAGCGAATATGAAGTATTGACGGCCAATCATTGCGTAACGGAAATAGGCGATAGAATCAACGTAGCCACCTATAGCGATTTTGCGGCTACAGACGGAACCTTCGGGAAGAGACACTTCACAACGTTCCAAGTAATAAAGATGTATAAGTCAGCGGATCTAGCGCTGCTTAGAGTTGTAAAAGAAGAGAAATCACGTTTACCAGCCCACACGGTTATTCACGTTGGGCGCAGAGCCCCCCACATAGGGGAGACGGTCTATATCGTAGGCCACCCAAACTCCGCTCTCTGGTCGTACACAGTTGGTATCGTATCAAGCGGGATTAGGCTTATTGAGAAGTTCGGAGAGACAAGCAAGTTCTTTCAGCACCAAACCCCGGTTTTCCAGGGTAACTCAGGTGGACCAGTAATAACCATGAACGGGGAACTCGTAGGAGTAGTATCTCTTTACACCCCAGGAGTCAGTCAGCTAAACCTCTCAGTCCACTTGGACGAAATCAGAGAGTTCCTAGGAA